GCAGTCGCCAAACATGCCAAAGCGCTCTACCGTGCAGCACTGGATTACCGACCTGCCCGAGTTCGGAGAAATGTACGCGCGCGCGAGAGACGCAGGCTTCGATGTTTTGGCCGAAGACACCATCAGAATCATCGACGAGGAACCCGAGCGCATCACAGGCGAAGGGGGCGGTCGGCGTGATAGCGCCTACGTGCAGTGGCAGAAGAACCGCGTCGAGCTGCGACTGCGCCTGCTCAAGAGCTGGTGCCCCAAGCGCTACGGCGATCGCCAAGTGCTGGTCGGCGAGGCCGAGAACCCGCTCACGTTGGCATTTACCCCCGAGACGCTCATCTCGCTGGCCGACGGCCTGCAGACCGAGCGCCAAGATGGCAAGTAGTCTGGCCAAGAGGCTGCTCGATCCCGCGTTTCAGCGCGAGTACGCCGCATACCCACCCGAACACCGCGCGGCCTTTGAGGCTCGCGTCGCGTGGCTTAAGAAGGCCCACGCGCATCAGATCCTGCCGGCCGGCGACTGGTGGTCGATCTGGCTGCTGCTGGCCGGCCGCGGCGCTGGCAAGACGCGCACCGCGGCCGAGCAGGTCTGGTGGTGGGCGTGGACCCAACCTAACACGCGCTGGCTGGTATCCGCCCCCACATCGGGTGACGTGCGTGCGACCTGCTTTGAGGGCGATAGCGGCATCCTGAACGTGATGCCTAAGGTGTTGCTGGCCGACTACAACAAGAGCCTCTCTGAGATCGTTTTAACCAACGGCAGCCTAATCAAGGGTATACCCGCATCCGAGCCCGAGCGGTTCCGCGGCCCGCAGTTTCACGGCGCGTGGCTCGATGAGCTGGCTGCATGGGAGTACTTAGACGACGCGTGGGATCAGATCCAGTTCGGCGTGCGGCTGGGCAAGCGCACGACCATCATCGCGTCCACCACGCCGCGCCCCAAGGACCTGATCAGCGCGTTGGCCGACCGTGACGGCGAGGACGTGTACCTGACCACGGCCAGCACCTACGCCAACCTTGACAACCTCGCCCCCAGCTTTCGCGACCAGATCCTGCAGTACGAGGGCACACGATTAGGCGACCAAGAGATTCACGCCTCGATCCTCTCGAGCGAGGACACCGGTATCGTCAAGCGCGCGTGGTTCAAGCTCTGGGGTGCTGAGAAGCCCCTGCCCCAGTTTGAGTACGTGGTGCAGTCATATGACTGCGCGACCAGCACCCGCACGGCGGCCGACCCCACGGCGTGTGTCGTGCTTGGCGTGTTTAAGCCGAGCGAGGACAAGGGCATGAGCGTCATGCTGATCGACTGCTGGAGCGAGCGCATCCAGTACCCCGAGCTGCGCCCCAAGGTGATCTCGGAGAGCGAGGAGATCTACGGCGACGAGAACGAGTTCGGCAACGGCAAGAAGGTCGACCTGATCCTGATCGAGGACAAGTCGGCCGGCATCGTGCTGCTGCAGGACTTACAGCGCGCCGGGCTGCCTGTGCGCAGCTACAACCCGGGCAACGCCGACAAGACCATGCGGCTAAACATCGTGAGCCCGCTGATTGCTCGCGGCCGCGTCTACCTGCCCGAGTCGACGATCAACCCGGGCTGCGCGCGTGACTGGTGCGACGCGTTCCTCAGTCAGGTCTGCAGCTTCCCGGACAGCAAGCACGACGACTACGTCGACGCGCTCAGTCAGGCGCTCAGGGTGCTGCGCGACATGGGCTTCGTAAACATTGACCCGGTCGCCGACCCTGACCTATACTACGCCGACGACGACCGCCCCAAGCGCGACAACCCCTATGCAGCATAGGTAAACCATGAGCCGTATTAAACGAGCAGTCAAGGGTTTTATCGATCCCATTACCACGAAGGTGGAAGACTGGAAGTGGCGGGCGCTTGCTGACGTCGACAAGGAGCTCAAGCTCAAGGAAGTACCCGACTACATTCAAGGCGGCTACGGCGGCTTCATGGCCGACCAGCTCAAGCGCGCAGAGGCCGGCGACCTTAACGCCCGCGACCTCATCAAGGCCTACACCATCACCCAGTCATCGATCGGGCGCGGTGGCCTGTCGCACGCGACGGCAACCAAGCGCGGCTTGAAGCTGCCCAACACCGGCGGCGAAGTGCGCCCCGAGGGTGCCTTTGCCGAGTGGCTGGGCTCGCCCTTAGGGCAGCGCTACCTCGACATGGCCGAGCGCGGCGAGCTCGATTCCAAGGCGCTCAAAGAAATCCAAGCGGCGTTCGCGCCCTTTGGCAAGCAGAACGATCAGGTGGCCAAGATGGAGTGGGCGGCGCAGAACCTGCCCGGCATGGCCACCGACCTCAATACCCGCGTGACCGGTTCGCTCGGCGACTGGCGCAACTACACCGACGAATTGCGCGGCATCGCGGCCGCCAAGTCAGGCTTCGTTGGCTCGCTGCTCGGCCGCGGCGACGTGCCCACGCTGGACGCGCGTCAGCTCAACCTGCACGGCACCACGCCCCCAGTCGGGCTGGGCTCGATTCAGAACCGCGGGGGCGGTGCAGGTGGGCGCGAGCTCGTCGATCGCCTGAGCGCACGCCAAGAGGCGCTTGGTCTTAAGCTTGACCCAAGCCTCAACCCCTTCTACCAGCACCTCGGCCACCACGCCGTCTGGGACAAGATCGGCAACACAGAAACCACACATGCGGACTTGGTGCGAGCGATGCGCGACTACAACAAGGGCGGTGCCGTACACATGGCTGGCGGCAGCTTAGTCAAGAAGGCTGCCAAGGCCGCCACCAGCCGCATTGACATGAACTACAAGGACGTGACTCAGCGCACGCCTGAGCTGCAAGATGCGGCCAACAAGCTCATCGGTGGCGAGCTCTCGGCGGCCGAGTACGACGCGCTGGTCAACCAATACAAACCCGTCACGCCCTACGCCACGGTGCCCACACCCGCCACGCGCGAGGAGGCCACCGGCGCACTCACGGCCGATAAGCGCGAGCGCTACGGCCTGCCATCGCAGACGCTGGAGCAAGGCCACCCGGTCGGACTGCGCCTTGACATCCCGTCGTACAGCAACCACGGCGTCTGGGTGCCCACCGTGCACGAGCAGGAACCCGGCTTTGGGGCTGGCAAGAGCATCGGGCACGAGAGCGTGGCAAGCGTGCTTAACCCGCAGTTTGGCATGTCCGAGAAGGCCGCGCTGGCCATCGCGAGCGGTAAGCCCAAGGGCACGATCGCAACGATCAAGGGCGACTGGAATAAGCTGAGTGAGCAGGAGGCCGTCGAGCGCGCAAAGGAGTACCTGAAGAGCCCCGAGTGGCGTCAGGTGGGCATGGATCCCGAGCGGCACTCGTACTTCTACGACCGCGCGACTATGCAGCCCGTCACGAGCGCCGACGAGGCGCTGCAGATCGGTCCGCTCGTGCTGGTGAAGAACCCCGTGTATGGCAAGAAGGAGGACTTTAAGTACGCCGCGGGCGGGATGGTTGACTCGGTGCCCGAGGAGGCGATCAAGAACATGGTTAAAGACCCACAGGCAGCACGACTGCTCGACCTTGATCTCGCCAAGTACGCGCTGATGAACCAGCCGCAGAAGATGGCCGCGGGCGGTATCGCGCGCATGGCCGGCGGTGGTGCGCGCAAAGTAGCTAGGGACGCCTCAAGTTCAATTTTGAACAAAGGGTTTGAAGCACTGGAAGCGCAAGCAGCGCAAGCAGCCGCAGCCAACACGATTAAAGCCGCCGACCGGGCAGCAGCCGGGCGCGCAGCGGCAGCACAGATTGAAGCCCAGCCTGAAGTACCAATGTCAGAGGCGCTGGGCAATCTGAACACCGAGGGCAAACGGATAGTTGGCACCCAAGCCGATCGTACCCGCGTTGGGGGCGGCAACATTGGTGGTGCTCCCTTTTCCGCAATATCGCTGGCCGATCCTAACTACCAAGGTAAGGTCTGGGGCGTGGGTAGCCAAAGCGCTGCAAGTACGCTCACTAATCAAAACGACCCACGCACAATTTGGACAACACTGCTGGGTTCAAAATTCCAGCTTAAGACCAATCCGATTGTGTTTGCCAAGCTTGAAAAAGAATTTAGACAAGCAATGAAAGACGGGAAACTAAGCCCCGAGCTCGAAGCCAAGATCAATCACAACTTAGCGCTTAACTTTGGCGAGGGCGCTGACATCCGCGATCCGAACATTTGGAAGGCAGCCGACAGCTTTGATCGCCGCGCGGCATTGTCCGATATCATGATCGGCGAAGGCATCCCTCCTAGCAAGGGCGGCGTAGCGTTGGGCGGCGCGAAGAGCGGCAAGGGGGTTATTTTTGATCCGCTTAGCATCCTCACTCGTGAGACGGAGCCCAGCCTTCGCGGCGATGTACCCACCTTTTCGCTCGGCCCGCGTCTGTTCACGATGAGTGGCGAGACGTCGTTTCGCCCTGACTTACATCCCGGCTTTCCAATGCTGCTTCACGGCGAAGACCTTGGGTTTAACGTGCGTCCGGTGCCCAACGAGATTGCGCTGCCTGATTATCGTACCGAGTTTGCACGACGTAATCCTACGCGCGATCCCAGCTACTACGATCTGACCAAAGGCTTTAAGGGTGAAGGCCTGCCCAGCCAGATGATCACTGAAGAGTGGTTGAGTCATTTGCAAAAGCACGGCCATAAGGACGGCGGCGCGGTGCATATGAAGGACGGCGGCAAGGCCGACGAGGACCTCTTCGCGCTCAAGCCCCAGCCCAAGCCGGCCATCCCGACGGTGCGAGAGCTCGTTGCTGAGATCGGCAAGAACCCTGCGCGCTACGAAGCACCATACCCGCCCAAGGACGCGACACCGGCTCAGATGCAGGCGTACCGACTGATGCAGGCCGCAAAGACGACGCCCGACGCCAACCGCTACCTCGAGTCGCTGAACCCGTACTTTGACTCGCAGCTCCGCTTTGACATCGGCGCGGGCAACGAGGCAGGGTACGTCAAGTTCAAGGAGCCAAACATCGCGGTGATGCAGAAGCTCGAGGACGTGAAGAACACGATCCCCCACGAGCTCACGCACACGCTGCAGCTCGGCAAGGGCGCAGGCGTTGAGCTCGAGCGCGATCGCCAAGCCATGCAGCGCGCGCAGGCGCTACCTGCTGCAATGCAACAAAGCGTGCTGCCCTCTGATAATCGTTTTGAGAACATGAAGGAAGTCTGGGCGAACGTCAACGCCCGAGCACACGAGGTCAACGCCGCAGGTGGTGACTTCATCAACTCGCCCGAGGGGCGTGCGTTGTTCCCCACGCCCGAGATGCAGCGCGAGTACTACACGAAGTCGATGCCGGGCGTGAACAGCATGACGCCCAGCACCGGCACGTTTGTGCCGAATCGCAGGTACGCAGACGGCGGTGGCGTATTTAACCCACAGGGTTCTGACTATGACTACCAGACGGCTCGCGCTTACGGTATGGGGCAAGGTGACGGCAACTGGGGCTCAGTCGCACCGGCGTCAGAAGGAGAGCGCAAGCTGCATGGCCTGCCCGAGGACAGCTACCTCATGCTTAAAGGTGCACAACATCCTACATGGGGTAAGGCTGTTGAGGCAGAAGAGTCTCGTGGCTCAAAGGTCGTCAAGTATGGCGATCGTTACTACTCTGTGCCCAAGAAGGCCAACGGCGGTCAAGTGCAGCGTTTTGATGACGGCGGCGAAGTCAGCCAGTCAGAGCTTGATCGCATGCGCTTTGAGATTGCGCAATCCCAGAACCCGACTAGCCCCGTGATGCAGGCGACACCGCGCAGTGCGATGCAAGACGCGATCGGCACGTTCGGTGGCTACATGGATCGTGCCGGCAAGTTCGTGAGCGAGGCGATTGCGCCGACCGCCGAAAAGCACCCGGTCAAGCACTTCCTCGCGGATCTGATTCTGGCTGAGTCGCTCAAGAGCGCCGGCACCGCGTTGCAGGACTACACGGGCACCGCACGCGAGGCAGACGAAGACAACCCCGTGCGCGGCGTTATCAGTAAGGACTGGCGCAATCTGACTACGAGCCGGGAGCCCCTACTTGACCCGCGCGCGTTGGACATCGCGGGCTTTGCAACACCAGTCGTCAGGGGTGCAACGAAGCTTGCCCGAGTGGGTGCGAAAGCTGTTGCCCCGTTTGCAACGAGGGTCGACGACATGGTGCGTGAACTCAGCGCGTCAGGCGCGATCCCGCAGCCGGGTCTGTCAATCAAGGATGTCACACCCAAGGCTCTTGCCCCCGCCAACGCGCAGGGCTTCTACTCGCCCACCGAGGCTGCTGCATTGAACCTGCAGCGCAAGTCTGGCAGCGGGCAGGCGCTCTTGAACGACGTCTTGAAGGGCGAGAACGTGCGCGCGGAAGAGGTCAGCAGGATGGGGCTCGATACGTTCCTGAAAGATAATCCCAACGTCACGGCCGCCGAGGTGCAGGACTACATCGCCAAGAATAAACTACAACTGGGCGACAGGACCTACAAAAAAGAAAACGTGAAGTGGGGTGAGAATGAGAACGGTGAGATAGTCACTGAGAACTTGCCGAACCCGTACACGATTTCAAGCGAGTACGGTAAGACGTACATCACCAATTCCAAAAACAATACGTTAGGCATAACGTTTAAAAACGAGGCAGAAGCTAAGAAGTACATCGAGGACTTGGTCGTCGATGACGCCCTGCTGCCCAACGACCTGAAGTGGGCGCAGTGGTCGCTACCCGGTGGCGAGAACCACCGCGAGGTCACCCTGAACCTGCCAAGCGGCAAGCGCGAGGACATGGTGTACAAGGAGCAGAGCCTTGAGTCGCTCAAAAGAGGGGCGCTAGACTACGCGGCAATGGGCGACCTCAGCAGCGCCAAGCAGCTCTCAACAAGAGCCGAGAAGCTCGAGCGCGAGATCGAGCAGTTAAAGCGTCAACCACAGAACCGCACGCCCGAGTTTCCCAAGCAAGCCGAGATTGATGACTTAGACGCGCGCATGGCGCAGCTAAAGGCCGAGGGTAATCGTGAAGAATTTGGCAAGCTACAGAGTGAAAGAACCGAGCTGCGTGCTGAGCGCAGTGCGTACTTAGCGCGCGAAGAAGCGCGGCTTCAAAAGGAAGCATACACAAATCAATTCCGCGAATCGCACTGGGAGGACCCCAACGTGCTTGCCCACCTGCGCATGAGCGACCGGGTCACCGACGGCAAGAAGACGCTGTTAGTTGACGAGGTGCAGTCTGACTGGCACCAGAAGGGTCGTGAGCGCGGCTACAAGGGCGACGAGATTGACACCACTGGCTGGGAGGTGGAACACCTCTACGCCACCCGGCCTGACGAGGTTGCCGTGTATGACGCCCGCGGCAAGGAAATCTGGGCGGGTAAGGTAAAAGGCGACGATGCGCAGGCAATAGAAAAGGTTGTCGAGGAGCTTAAGAAGAAGCAGGTGCCACAAGCCCCATACAAGGACGACTGGTATCAGCTTGTACTGCGCCGCGCAATCAAAGAGGCAGTTGATGGTGGGTACGACCGCGTGGCGTTACCCACTGGCAGCGAAGTGGCGCAGCGGTTTGGTATGGGCAATCTCATCGATCGTATTGACTACCACAAGAACTCCGACGGCACTTACGGACTATCAGCCATCAAAAACGGTCGCGAAGTCGTTGCGAGGGAGTACCTTAAGCAAAACGAGCTTTTTGATATTGTTGGCAAAGAAATGGGGGAGAAAATGGCTAAGGGTCAGGGTAAGGACTCGGTTCCAATTGATCCTGACTTGGCAGAAGAGTACGGGTTTGATTCTTATAAATCACTCACAGGTCTTGATCTTGTTGTTGGCGGCAAGGGTATGAAGAAGTACTACGACGAGGTCTACCCTAACTACCTTAAAAAGTTTGGCAAGAAGTACGGCGCAACTATTGGCGAGACGACCGTTGACGCGGACGGTGTAGCCAAGCCACTGCGCTACATGGATATCACACCAGCAATGCGTGAAGAGTTTAAGACTGGTATTCACATGAAGCGTGGCGGCAAGGTGTCGTTCGCCTCAAACGTTGACGCAATGCGTCATGAATTAACACAAAGGCAATAACTATGGCCACTGAAATGCCAATCCCTCAGGACTTCGGTCGCTTTATCCCGCCCGCGGCGCAGGGTGACAACGAGTTCGCAAGCAGCGAGTTCGGCGACGTTGCCGAGGTCGACCTGTTCAAGCAGCCTGAGGTTGAGGAGCAGGACGACGGCTCAGCGATTGTGCGTCTAGATGATGACACGCTGGGGCCAGAAGACTCACCGGACTTCTACGAGAACTTAGCCGAAAGCATCCGTGCGTATGACTTATCGGGCATCGCGTCTAAGTACATCGAGCTCGTTGAGAAGGACAAGGACGCCCGCGAAGGTCGCGACAAGCAGTACGAGGAAGGATTGCGTCGCACAGGACTTGGGCAAGACGCCCCCGGTGGCGCATCTTTTATGGGTGCCAGTAAGGTCGTGCACCCCATCATGGCCGAGGGCTGCGTGGACTTCGCAGCAAGGAGTTGTTTCCACCAGACGGGCCAGTGCGCTCAAAGATTCTGGGCGAGGTGACTGAGCAGAAGACGATGATCGCCGAGCGCAAGCGCGATTACATGAACTACCAGTTGACCGAGAAGATCGAGGAGTACCGTGACGAGGAAGAGCAGCTCTTAACCCAGTTGCCGCTCGGTGGCTCGCAGTACATGAAGATCTGGTACGACGAGAGCAAGCGCCGTCCGTGCGCCGAGTTCCTGCCGATCGATAACGTGTACTTGCCCTTTGCCGCGGCGAACTTTTACACCGCGAGCCGTGTGACCGAGGTCAACGACATCACGCAAGACGACTTTGAGGCTCGCGTCTCATCAGGTCTGTACATCGATCTTGACATCTACCGTGCGAGCCAAGAGCCTGAGGAGAGTAAGCCTGAGAAGGCGAACAACAAGATTGAGGGTCGCAAGTCAGAGTCTGACAACATTGACGGCGTGCGCCGCGTGTTCCACATCTACACGTGGATGGAGCTCGAGGACGATCAGAAGTCCAAGGGCGAGCGTGCGCCCTACATCCTGATGATCGATGACCTGTCGTCCGAGGTCGTGGGTCTGTACCGTAACTGGGAAGACGGCGACGAGCTCATGACTAAGCTCGACTGGATCGTTGAGTTTAAATTCATCCCTTGGCGAGGTGCGTATGCCGTTGGTTTGCCCCATCTTATTGGCGGTCTGTCTGCTGCTCTTACTGGCGCTCTGCGGGCTCTGCTTGATTCTGCTCATATAAACAACGCCCCCACGATGCTTAAGCTCAAGGGCGGCAAGGTCTCAGGGCAGAGCATTGTTGTCGAGCCCACGCAGGTCACGGAGATTGAGGGTGCACCGGGCGTGGACGACGTGAGAAAGATCGCGATGCCGATGCCGTTTAACCAACCCTCTGCGGTGTTGTTTCAGCTTTTAGGCTGGCTTACATCGGCGGCTAAGGGTGTAGTGACTACCGCCGAAGAGAAGATCGCTAACGTCACCTCTAACGCCCCCGTAGGCACCACGCAGGCGCTGATCGAGCAGGGTGCTGCGGTGTTCTCATCCATCCACGCGCGGCTGCACACAAGCCAAGCACGGGTGCTCAAGATCATCGGGCGCTTGAATCGCTGGTACTTGGATGACAACCCTGACGAGATGAGTCAAGAGTTAGGCGTCACCTCAAAGGACTTTGAGAAGAACTCTGACGTTGTACCAGTGTCGGATCCCCACATCTTTGCGGAGTCACAACGCTATGCACAAGTACAGGCTCTCGCCGCACGCGCGCAGGCGAATCCAGACCTATACAATCGACTGGCTGTTGAGAAGCGAATTCTTAAGCAGATCAAGCTTCCTGATATCAATGAAGTGCTACCTGATCCGCAAGACGTTAAGGAAATGAACCCCGCGCTTGAGAACGTCGCCATGACGCTTGGTAAGCCCGTTGGCGCGTTTCCCAACCAAGAGCACTTAGCGCACATGCAAGTTCACTTGGACTACGCCAAGGACCCTATGTACGGCGCAAGCCCCATCATGGCCCCGGTGTTTATCCCCGCGATGCTTGAGCACTTAAAGCAGCACTTAACGCTCTGGTACCTGAACTCGATGGA